TGGATCCGGGATCGTTTTTGGCTGTTTAGTTTTCTTATCATTGACACGGTTACCTTTAGCATCGAATATGCCCTCCAAGGTTAAAAGTTCATCGGTGATACCATTGTATTGCGTGACGTTGTCGGCCAGCAACTGCACGAAGTCAGTGTCTGAACTTACGATTGTGTGTTCATCTTGAGGGTGTAAAGAGATCCAACGTGCTATGATATCATCTGCTTCAGCAGTGGCACAACGGATCACACTACAATTTGTTTTTGTAGACAAGTATTTAGTCAGTTCATCATAGGTTTCCCAAAACAGTTTATCTTCTTCTGCTTCGGTTTCGGTCATTGTGCCGCGAGCCACGGCACGGTTAGCCTTGTAAGGCTTGTAATAGTCTTTGCGCCACGACCGTCCTTCCAGTGCGAAAACCACATGATCTGCTTGAAAACGCCGGGCCACTTTGTTGGCGGCCATTATGGTAACGTGCAGGGCAAAACCTAGTTTGGTCCATGTGTCACTGGCACGGTGTGCTGAGTGTCTAGCACGGAAAAACATGTTGGCTGTATCAATCAGTAGGTATTTCATTAGGCACAATCAAGTTGTTATCGTAGATGTATTGTAACACATGTTCAGCCCAAAAGCAATGGGCATTGTGCCCAAAATGCCAACTATCGGAATTGACCGTTTTAAATCCGTTGTGTCTTAGCACTGAATCGTAAGTTTGATCAGGATCGTATGGTGCAATGTAGCATTGGCTCCAGTCACGAGTTTGGGAAATTTTACCAAAATGACTATTTCCATTAAACATCACATGCTGAATCTGGTTAAGTTTGAGTTCGTTATGGAACTGCCAAATCTCATCATGTGATTGTTGTTGCACGTTGTCCCAGTTGATCGTGGACATAAAATTTTTGTAACGTTCGGCAAAAACGGTCGGCACACTGTCTATGCCACTGGCGTTGACTTGATACCATGTGCCTTTGTGAAACCATTCTTGTCGTTCCCACGTGGACCATTGCAGGATCACAAAAACATCTTTGAGATTGGTCTGTTCATGTAACCAAGATCTTGTGGTGCGAATAATACGGGCATTTGATCCACCAGCCTGTGCGTCAAGGTACAGTATAGCATTAAGACTGTTGGCTATTTCACAGCCAAAACTAACACGTTCATTGTCTGGATGCGGCTGTTGTCCCAAACCATAGTACAATCCATCATCTTCTGCCCAGGAATATGGATTTACTGCTTCTGCGGCCGCGGCATGACTATCACCATTCACATACAAGATCATTTTTGTAACAGTACTTTTTCTGTTTCCGCGGCAACCACACGTTTGCGTAGACTTGAACTGGAGAACGAATGATCTCTACCATTGAACACTAGTTCAATCCCACGCATGCCACATTCCTCATAGCCAGAGAAGTTTTTGTGTTGATATTCCACACCCAGCACACGAACATCTACAGGCAATATCAACAACAAGTCAACAAGATCTTGTTCGGTTTGGTATACAACAACTTCATCAACGTAACGGCATGCGGCCAACTGTATTTGTCGCTCCACAATAGATTGTATAGGGCGATTTTTAGCCCCAGGACGATCGATAGTTGGGTCCGTTTGGAGCCCGCAGATGAGGTAGTCACAATGATTCTTGGCCTCGCTGAGCATGGCAATGTGTCCTGCGTGTAGCATGTCAAAGGTTGAGAAAGTGATGCCAATTTTCTTACCGTCTTGTTTGAGTTGTTTGATGTGGTTGAATATCATGATACTTCAGTTCTTCCACCGCCAATGTCTCGAGAGTTTACATATTGACTGCTGTACTTGTTCATGGCCTGCTCTTGTTCCCATGTTTCCATAACCACGTGTCGACAAATATTTTGGAACCAACGATCCACTATATCCGCATCCGCATCATTGGGTTTCATCATGTAACCGGCCTTGACCAGCCTTGCTACAAAGATTTCGTTCCAATCTAGTTCAAATGCACCTTGATGCAAGTTGTTGGGATCTATGTCCATACGAACAATACTCACATAAGGCTCGTTTTTTTCTGTAGCAAGTTCTTTTTCAGTTTTCTCTGGTGCCCGGGGTTTGGGCTCGGCCCGGACTTTTACCGGTGCAGGCTTCTTACGAAAGCGATCAAATATTCCCATCAAGTTCCCCATTCGTTTTTAAATAGTGGCACTTGCAAACGGTCACTGTAGCGTAAACCATGTTTCATTGCTAACAATGCCACATTCTTGTTGTTTAAGGCATAAACACTTTCAACACCACCTACAGGCATTAGATAAACATGTCCTTTGAATCCAGCGGCGCGATATTCTTCAGTTGCACGTTCAGCGTCTGCAAAGTCCTGTTCCGTGGCGATAACAAACTTCAAGTACGCTGTACCAACTTGTTCGTATTCACAAACCACTTCTGAGAGAATTGCTTCTTCCCACTTCTCGCCACTACAAGGAAGTTTGGCGCTGACGGAGAATGTAATTTCACGTTGTGCTCTCCAACGTTGTAGATATTCTTTGAATTCGGGTGTTAGTTTTTGGGTGCCATTTGTTTCGAACGTAATTTCTTTAAGACGGTGCATGCTGTCGTGATCCAATAATCCTGGAAAAGCACGTTGCCAACCTAGTAATGGCTCGCCACCTGTGATCACAAGATGCTCATCTTCCCAACGACGATGTGGGAGTATTTGCATGATGCGATCAACAATGCCGTTACTCTCCATCATGGGACTTAGGTCTTTAAAGTCAGGATGCCATGACGCATAACTATCACAACCTGTACTCACCAACGGAAGGTCTTCGTACTTCTCAAACGCCCGGATCATGGTATGTGTGGCCGCAAGATCAGTTGCTTCGTGACTTGCCTGACCACGTGGCATGCCAAACCCAGCACATTTAAAGTTGCAACCAAACGTTCTCAAGAACACCGACGGCACACCCATGTATCGACCTTCACCTTGGATCGAATAAAATAATTCTGCTATTTTAATTTTAGACATCTACATCCTTTGTTATATACTTGTGTATTATACACGAAATCGTAGGTGTTTTGCAAGTGGCAAGTTAGCCAATTGATTTTTGTACACCTGATTCAAAACTCATGGGCGTGTAGTCTGGAATGATGCTTCTTAGTTTAGAAATGTCAGGTCTGCGACTGGCTGTGCTTCCGGGCACACCCGGTGTGGTTGTCCAGGCAGGGTTGTCATGACCCAGTGCTGACGCAATGATTTGAGCCGCGTCCATAATAGTGATTTCTCTATCGTTGCCAATGTTGACCAACTCACGAGTTTGTGTTTCAGCACAATGGATGCTGGCTCTTATGGCATCTTCCACATGACAGAAACTTCTGGTTTCGTTGGCACCAAAGCACTCAAACTTGCCTTGTTTGATCTTGGCAATTTGATCAGCCAAGAAGTGTCCGGCCTTGCTGTTCTCACCATACACGTTAAAGTAACGCAACATCACATAAGGTAACTTACTGTTGGCCAGATAGTTTTCACTGCACACTTTGGCAAGTCTATAACTCCAACGAGCATTGTGAATGTCTCGAATAGTGATGTCTGCATGTTCAGGTACTGGACTAACAGGATCGTCACTTACTATTTCACTACTGCTGGCATACACAATTTTTTTAAGGTTTGTAATTATACTAGCATACTCAAACATATTTAGATCACAAACAAAATTGTTTGATAACACCTGGTTGGGCCGTTCGTAAAAATTCTTGGTACCATTGATAGCACCGTAGTGATAAATGTAATCAAAGTCCCGTGGTAGTTGAGCAATTGCATTTTGATAATTTAAATCAATTGTTAGAAACTGATCACAAGGCGGAATAGTTGAACTACGACTGTGATTGTCAACAGCCCAAACTTCATTATACTCTAGTTTACTTGATTTTAATTGTCGACAGATCTCTGTACCCAACAGCCCACTGGCACCAGTTACTAAAATTTTAGCCATTTTTAACTCTTTCGTTGTCATCGAATGCGGCCTGGATCATTCCAAATTCTAGTCCAAGTTTTTTAATCAAATTGTTCAATGCCAGTGTGTCTTTTGGCAAGCAATGTCCGCCAAACGCCCGGAATTTTTCATTGACCAGCAAGTAGTGAGGGTTAATACAATCGCGTTTGATAATGGCATTGTAGACATTGTTATAGTCAGCACCAATGCGCTGACAAACTTCATAGATAATATTACCAAATGTCACACTAACGGCATGATGTACGTTGTTAAAATATTTGATAATTTCGGCTTCGATAGGTGCCACCTGAACTACGTTTCGTGGAATAAAGCCATGTATCTTTTTCACCAACTCAAAGTCTGCATCGTTATAAACTCCAATAACCAATACATCATGATTGTAAATAAAATCTGCTAGAGCAGTCTTGGCCCGTAGAAATTCAGGCACATTGCACATACGCAACATGGGATAGGTTAATTTCATACGATCGGTGGTGCCCGGAACTACTGTGCTTTTGATTCCTACCAGACCTTGGTAGTGTGCTTCGCTTAGTTCTTTGCAAACTTTTTCTACAATGCTGGTATCGCAGTCACCTTCAACTGTGCTATCTGTTGGTACGCTCAAAAATACACATTTAGTATTCAATATATCTTCAAGTTTGGAGTCTTGAATTTTTGGATCATAAAAACTCATATCATGGCCTTGGCCTTCGAGCCCATCATACACTGCTGACCCCACAGTGCCTTTTCCAATAACTCCTACTTTCATACAGTCTCCTTAATTTTGTAATCCATATCTATGTAGCAACTTTGTGTCATGTCACATAAATTCACAATCTCTCTTGCAACATCAATTGGTTCCAGACAAATGTCTGGATTTGGATGTGGTTTGTGTGCTACCATTTTGGTATGCACGTGAACTGGGTTGATTAGTCCCAGTTTTAAATTGTCGCTAACAAATTCACTGGCGCCTTGCCATATGTTGAACAACGCGGCCTTGCTGGCGCTGTACAAGATAAAGTTTTTACGCCCTTGCTTGTAGGCACTTGACCCTAACATGACAAATCTTACCGTCTTGGTGGGTGGATTTTTAATGTAGTAATTGATCACTGACCAATTGCTTTTTAAATTTACATTGAACACAGTATCGTAATCCAAGGTGTTGTCCCCAAACACCCCGGCACAGTTTACAATCACGTCCGGTTCGGCCATGGTCAACACCATGCCAATGCGCATGTCACTAGTGGGATCGTCAAGATCGATTGTGTCTCGACCAATCGCTACTATGTGATATTGTTCTTTTAGAAGTTGTATGGTGTTCTTGGCAATGTCACTGTTGGCGCCAATGATCATGGCTGTTTTCAAAACGGTCCTTTGAATTCAACCGATTTTAATTCATCCTTGGCAGTTGGATACCAATTCTGAGCATGGCCCTTGACAAGATCATTTGCGGCAGCGGCAATAGATTGTCCTGTGGGATAAAAGTGGTCTTCTAAAGAAGGAGTGGTAGGACATGGTGTTGGAGCAAATCCTAGACGTTTGGCACGCCAGATCGTGTCACCCAGGCGTTCATGCAAACTGGCAACAATTTCACTACCAGCACCGCATGCAGTCCAGGCATTATCCACTACCACAAGATTTTTTGTTCTGCGTACACTGGCTTCGATGGTGTCTATGTCAATGGGCGACAACCAAATTGGATCAATAACTTCTGCACTGATTCCAATGTCTGCAAGATAGTTTTGTGCTCGCATGCATTCTACTGCCTGATAACTGATACCAACCAAGGTCACATCCTGCCCTAAGACAACTACTCGTGCTTTGCCAGGCGGCACCAACAATTCACCTTCGGGCACATGGCCGGTGCTGTAGTACAACATTCTATGCTCGACCATCACAACAGGATTGTTGTCACGCACAGCAAATTCCAAACATCCTTTTGCATCATATGGAGTACTGGGCGCACAGATCTTGATGCCAGGTATGTTCATAAACAGCGGATAAAGACTTTGGGTATGTTGTGATCCATTGCCCCAACTTTTACCAATCAGCATACGCACCACCATGGGCACATTTTGCACACCGCCGGACATGGCATGTGTTTTGGCAGCCACATTGATCAGTTGATTCATGGCCAAGGCTGCAAAATCCATGCGATAGTGATTGTGTATGGGACGCAGTCCAGCCAGGGCCATACCAACAGCCACACCAGTCATACCATCTTCAGCCAATGGGGTTCCAAAACATCTGTCGGCACCAAATTCTTCAGCCAGGCCCTTGGTTGTGCCAAACGTGCCCTTAGGGTCATCAACGTCGAGTCCGAACAGCACAACATTGCTATCGCGAGACATTTCGATAGCAGTGGCTTCTCGAATGGCTTCCACATAAGATATATATCGATTATTTGTAAACATATTTTAACAGTTCCTGTGGTGGCGGAAATTCACTGGCCTCGGCAAATTCAACTGCCTGGGTAATTTTGTGTTCAATCTCTTGATCAATTTGTGCGCGAACCGCAGGATCAAGTAGATTACCCAGGAATTCTACTTGATCCCGTGCTTGATACGGAGCAACCTCATCCGCAGTCCGGTATCCCAATTTAAAATCTTCACCGGGACCAACATGTTCCAACCAACGACTGGTGGCAATTTCTAAAAACTGCGGTCCGGCACCGTTGCGTATTTTTTCAACAAGATCACCGGCGGTGTTGTAAATCGTTTCTATGTTGTATTCATCGATATGTGTTGATGGAACACCATTTGCCCTGGCTCGAGCACAGATGTCAAGTACTGCCTGGCGTTGACTGCGTTTGGTATGTATGGCCAACTCGTTGTTTTCGCACACAAACAAAATTGGTAATTTTTTAAGTGCGGCAAAATTCAAACTTTCCGATACCACACCTTCTTCGGTAGCGCCATCACCAAAGAAACTAACAACTATCTGATTGGATTTTTTAAGTTTAAGAGCGTAGGCATAGCCCACAGCATTAGGAACACTTGATGCCACAATAGCAGTGGTGGACATCACGTTGTGTTCAAGATCAACCAAGTGCATGCTGCCACCCCATCCATGAGCACAGCCAGAGATTTTTCCATACAGTTCGGCCATCATGGCATTGAGGTCGCCGCCTTTGGCCAAGTACAGTGGATGACATCGATAGTAGCCAAACACAACATCTTTTTTTTGCAAGTGTTCGCACACGCCCACTTGAATGGCTTCATGGCCAATGCCCAGATGCACTGGACTTTTGATTTTGTCGGTGGGATATATCTTGGCAACAATTTCTTCAACTCGCCTGATTGTTTTTATCGACCGGTATAATTTATCAATTTTCATATTTTATAGTTGATCTTGTGTTGTACCATTTGTTGATTTATATCATTGGCTTTGAGTTTTTCCCAAGGGTCTCGTGTTCCTGCCATGACACCTTGCCAAAAAGATATGTCAACTCCTTGAGTGTCAAGATATCTACTGATCATCTCACAGTCGTTTAGTCTACGTTGAAGGTTGTCTTTGCTATGAAAGTCTCTAGGATCATCGGGATTGCCTTCAAAACTCACACGATTGTGATGAGTGTCATCTTGATTATTACCAGTCAAGTCAGCACGGTCATGGATTACTGAAACATCAATTATTTCCACTATATCCAACATGTAGGCTATTTGACTGAGTTCAGCGTCGGGCATTTGATGTGTGCTGAATGTTTTACGCAACTCGTACCAGGTCCTGGGAATTATAGGAAATATACTGTAAGGATGTTCGTTATGTGTATGCACTTTGAGCAATTTGAATTTGCCATCATGCTCGGCAATTTTGGTGTCCCAGCCTGTGGTTTCCATGATTGAGTCATCGCCCCAGCCCATGAGCCAATCTGAATCAGCATACTCGGCCAACTTGTTGTAGTATAAATTCAAACTTTGGTATCCCATGCGATCCATGCTCAACACAGTGTAGTTCACATTGTTATCATCCATCCAGGGTTGAATTGCTCCCTGAAAGTATTTAATAGTTCTTGTGTCATCGTTGTCAAACGCAATTAAGATTTGTATGGTATCAGGGTGCCTGGCTTGGGTAATCAGACTCTTGATCGACGTTTCAAGTGGCTTGGTACGCCCTCTAGTGGGAATCAAGTTAGCAATTTTAAATTTATTTGTACTCATTCAACAATACTTTCTCATAACTTCGAGTGACGTTTGTTTTTCCAAAATTTCTTTTCCTGGCAAAATACATGTTTTCAAGAAAATGTTCTAGGCTCATATTAAGATTTTCTGTGCTTTCAAAAACACACATACATGGTTTTTCAAGTAAAGTGTTATCTTGAATATAGCCAAGAAAATCATAATCAAAATTTTGCTGTATAGGCAAGTATTTAAGATTGCGATAGTCAACCACGTAGTTTCTTTGAAACTGCATGAGTTGATCTAATATATCTCTATCAATATTATAGTGTTTTTTTACAAAGGTGTCAACTAAATTAAACACATAATTTAGGCGGTCTTGTTGTTGTATGTATAGAGTAGTGCGATGCACCAGGTTCCACCCAAATATTTGAACGTTACCAATTGGTGGATGATTGATAGAACCGTGACTTGCCCAGTTTGCAAAGTAATTTCGTGTGTCGTTGAACTGTGTTTGAAACCAACTATCATGCTGAATCCAAACATACAAATTATCATAGAATTTGCTGTAATCGATTTGATGTGCTTTTTCCAAATATCTAGCAATGTACGTGGTCAGCCCATTGATATGAAATGTCTGGATAAAACTGTTCCAAACCAGGGTGTCTAGCATCTGCTGTTTAGAAATGTCCTTGGTACTGATAACCACATCCACACACTCGCTCAACTCCCTGTCATTGTAACTGCCGCTCATGTAATCGTGTACTGGCACAGCCTCTAACTGCCACAAGCGTTTTTGTAATAGATTCATTTCGGCATTTTCTAACAACTGTGCTTGTAAGATGTTGATACCAGTGTGGTTACCAGCCCGAAAAATTTTCCAAAATGCTTCCTTCCAAGATTTGACAGTTTCGCCAGGCAGTCCCAGTATCAGTTCTGTATATACTGGAATATTATTGCGATCGCACAGGTCAAAAATTTCATCAATTTTGTGTTGGTCAAGATTTCTACGCTTGACATTTTCTAACACATCATGATCCATGCTCTGTACACTCACAGTAAGACCTTGACCAAAGTTTGGACTTTTGTGTATGAGTTTCTTTACAATATCCACAACTTCGTTCTTTTGATTCTTGGCCCAGGTCATCGAGAAAGACGTTAATTTATTCCAACGCTTTTGAACTTCAATTAATTTGTCCACAATCATATTGTCGCGTTCTATAAACATACCAAAGTTGGCATCAGTGATAGTAACAAACCCACAGTTGGCACCAATCCATTCTAATTCGTGGTACACTCTCGTAAGATCAAATTTTTTCACTTTGCTGTAGGTAAGACTGCCCCAGTCGCAAAAGGTACACTGATAAGGGCAACCACGATTGGTTTCTAGTGTAGCATTCCAAATCACTTGAGGGTTGTCCTTGATTATTTGATCAAACATGCCTGAGAGATATGGACTGGGTATTTGATCTAAATTGTCAATTCTAGCACAGTCACCGGTATTGATCAATCCGGTGGGGGTGTTGATCAACAGTCCCGGTATGTGTGCGTAGTTTGTGCCAAAGTCCTCTAGTATGCGTTTAAAAGTAATCTCGCCTTCCATCTTGACCACTAGGTCTATAAAAGGTTCCTTTACAAACAGGTCTGGATCTTCGATGGCTGGCTCTGGCCCGCCAACTATTATTGTTACCTGGGGGTTTATTTCTTTTATGCGTCGAGCCAATGCATAATTGTACCTATGATTCCATACATAGGTGCTAAATGCTACAATATTATTTTTGGCCAGTTTTATGGCGAGATCCTCAACAGGATCTCTACGCCAAATCAACTGATCTATTTCCCACTTTGAATTTATATGTTTAAAACTCAAGGTATAACCTAACACTACTCCTGCCGAGTAAGGCAGATAGTACGCATTAAATTCTTTGGGACCTTGTTGAAAATTGGGTTGTACAAAACTTATGGTTTGTTTAATCACTCAATATTTAATCAAACAAATCTTCATTCCATTCACGATGTCCTTCACGGAATGCCATGTTGGCCTGTGTTTCACGCACTTCAACGCGATAACACCAAAGTCTTGCGGCTTCGCCTGGTCCCCACATCTCAGGAATGTAAACGCCATTCACATACTTATATAGCATGTCGCTTAGACCTTCACAACCTAGTCGAGGTAGCACTACGATCTTGGCCATGTTCCGCTCTTTTAGCAACTTGAATGTCTCCATCTCGGGATCATCTGCTGCCACAATAAGTGTGTGATCAAATTGGTCTTCCAAGGTCTTCTTAAGTTCCTTAAGACCACCATAATCGGCGGCCCAGTTACGAACATCCAGTTCGTTTGTTCCAAAGTAAAACTTCATCGAGAATGAATATCCATGAATTAAATTACAATGGCTGTCACTCCTCCATTGTCTGTACGCACACGGAAATGCGTCGTGATACTCTTTGGTTGAAGTGTATTTGTAAACTACGGGATTTAATGTTGTCATGCTGTTTCTCCTATGTTAATTGTAGCATAGACAGCAGAGTTTGTAAAGCGGGAATGATGTCCGAGACCGCTGAATATTTATTAACTATTCAGGTTGTTGATAGGTATCTGTTTTGTAATTGGCCTGACCAGGTATGACACCGCGCACACCACCAACTGGATCAGCAGTATCGCCATGCATTCTTGGTATCAAATGCACATGTGGATACATCACTGTTTGTCCGGCGGCAACTCCTGCATTCAAACCAATGTTGAACGCATCGCATTGATTGTTCTGCACCATTTGACGACCAGTCAACAAAGCCATGCCCATGGCTACCACAATAGATTCGTCAGTGTTGGCACGTGGCACAAACAACAGGTGACCTTCTGCTACAGGATAAGCATCACGGAACACAGCAATGTGAGTGTTGCTCAGTTCAGGTACTGTGTTGGTCCAGGGTGCTACTTTGCCATCCTGGGCGGCTTTTAGTGTTGCATAACTAATCATCGTGGAGCAAAGTCCTGTTGTAGTTTGATGTTGTCAAAGAATTCCTTCTTCACGCTTTGGTCTGTTTTGAAGGCTCCGTGGAGTACGGTAGTTTGGGTAAGACTACTATGAGCCATAATACCACGATTCTCGCAACATCCGTGGGTAGCCTGAATATAAACGGCCACATCTCGGGATCCAGTTGCCGTCCCGATTTCACGAGCGATATCCATGCAGAGTTCTTCTTGAAGGGTTCCGCGTCGGGCACACCACTGTGCGATGCGGGTGTACTTGGAAAGACCAATGAGTTTGGCGCCAGCAATGATTCCAATATAAGCAACACCCGTAACAGGTTGATGATGGTGGCTACACATGCTCTTAATCTCGCTACGCACCACCAACATACCTTCGTATGCTCCTGCTGTGTCATTTGGGAAAGCCGTTGCATCTGGCGATTCCTCATACCTACCAGCCATAATTTCATTGTAGTACATCTTGGCCAACCGGCGAGCCGTACCTTGGGAGTTTGGGTCATTTTCTCTGTCAATCAATAATGTGTCTAGCACCCGTTCAAATGCCACAGTGGCTTCGTTGATCAGTTGTTCTTTGGTTTGTTCATCCACATAGTCACTGATGTTGTCTCCGGCCCAGAAACGTTTGTTATCACGTTTCATTTTGAACCGAATAGCATCTGCTAGATATGCTTCTTGGTAGCCTTTGTCATCAATGTTATTTACTGATACTGGTTCTGTCATCTTATTCCTTGATAGTGATAGTTCTTAAATCTGGATACAAAACTTCCTTGGGTGGCGGACAATGTTGTTTGAGGCCTTCTAATAATGCCAAACCTTGAACTGCTTCTTCGGGAGTGGGCTTGTAGTGATACCCAACTCGAAACTCTTTTTGTTCTACCCAAGGTTTGATATTTAGATCTCGTCCGTCGTACCTCATACAAATAATTGCATCATATGCTGTCTTGTCATCTAGTATTATAGCACCACCACGGCCTATATGTAAAGGCTTGTCATGTCCAAAACTCATGCATTGCATGGCTCCGGGTCGATACATGTTTCGCTCTAAACGTCTTGCACTATCCCAAACTCTGGTGTTGATGAATTGGTACTCTCCGTGCCAACGTTGCCAGGCATGATCCAGGTATTGAAACTCAATGCCTAACTTGTACATGAGCATGGGAATACTCAAATAGGTATAAGGAGTGAATTGGCATTCTCTGACACGTTCATATCGCAAGCACAATTCGATTGCGTGAGTACAACAGTCGGTCATGACAGCATACGGGGCTCCGGTAAACTCTGCTAGTTCTTCTTCAAACTTTTTAATTTTTTCGAACATACCATGTCCATGCGTGTTGAATCATTGCGTCTAAATCATGATGCCGCCATTCACCTGCAACTGCATCAAACTTTTTAGAGGTTGCAGTTAACTCAGGAGGGTCGCCGGGCCGACGTTCTTCTACACCAATGTAAGGCATCTTGCCAATCAGTTTCTTTGCACGGTCCATTATTTGTTTGACACTGGTTCCCG